GGGCGCAGCGACACAGTGTGGCCTCCCACAACACCCAGGCTTACGAACTCAGAAGACGCCAATGTCTTAATGTCTCCATCGCTTACAGATGGCAAAATGAGCCGTAGGCTTGTTTCCTTAGCGTCTAGGTAGAGAGGCTCTGATAGGTCGTATTCCCTACCATCCACCTCTGCCCAGTCACCAACCAGCATAGGCTCTTTTGCCCTTGGTAGACATAAGAGGTCGGTAAGATTAAGAAGCTCTACCGAGAGCGTTCTATCGGGAAGCTGTAGTTGTGTCATAGAATTAGAGCGGTGTTGTCTTCGTTTATAACATCGACCGAGCAGGTAGTATCAGCGTATACTTTCACCGTTGCATACCTCCCCGCCCACACTGTAGCCTTCGCCCCGTGCATAAAAACAAGGGTCGTCACTCCATTATCTGAACGCTCTACATCTATAGACAGCAAGCAATCTCCAGCTATCAGATGCGCTCCCCCAGAGAGGCGAAGGTTGTCCTGCTCTCCATCAAGCAATAGTACATTCTCATTAGCAAGATCCTCGGCATGAGCTTTAAGCAGCTCAAAAGTCGGGAAGCCAGAGGAAATAGCGTGCTCTATTCCCCGAGGATGAAAGAGTAGCTGTATCAGTTCGTGCACGGAGTACTCCCTACCCTCCCTCATCAGGCAGGACGGCGCCTCCTTCGATACCTCCTTGTATATCTGTTCGCTCAATGTCATATATAGTAGCCTTTGGTACTCATATATACACATTTACGCCAAATAAAACGGCAGGCCTTTGTTTATGTGTTTTTTGTTGCTTACCTTTGTAGTGCAGATGTTTACCAACATCTATAGTACCAAATCGTCAGGTACTTTTTTAGTTTGAAAGACGTACATGATGAAATGTAATCATGATAGGTCTATTAGGGCGGGGATGAGGGAAACCTATCCTCGCCCTTTCATTCTTGCTATCTCCCAGCGTACATATACAAAGCAAAAAGAGAAGGGAGAGGCCGAAGCCCCTCCCCATAACCCATTGGGCATAAGACAAGCCCAATACCTAACAGCGTTAGGATGCCACAAAGATAGCAATAATATATCTACCTCCTCTTGTTTAGCAGAGAGGTAAGCTCTCCGATATGCATAGCCTGCTGTAGTATAACACTATCTTTACTCTTTAGGAGCTCTCGCACCTCCTTCAGCTCATCAAGTAGATTAGCCATACCCTCAGCTCGGAGCATATCACCCTCGCCCGTGACTAGCCACTCCTCTCTTATCTCGGGGATAGCCTTGAGGATGATATTTGTGTCGTATGTTCCTCGTATACCCCACGAGCTAATCCTCTGTGGGCTTACGCCTAGTATGCGAGCGAGGTCAGCTAAGCTCTCGACACCCATATACACCCTTATAGCATCAATGTTAGCTGATACGTCAGCTGTTATATCTCTTTTTAATCGTGCCATATAATGTCTGTTTATTGTCAGCGACAAAGGTACAAAATAAATGGTAATAATACCCATCGCGGAATAGACGCGCAAATCGACACGAAAATTGTAACATGCTATATATAAGTATAGTAATAAACAGACTGAAATTATTTTGCTGAAATATTTGGTGGTATCAAAAAAACTTACCATGCCTTTGTATTCTCAAAGGGCACGAACCTCAGCGACACATAACCCATAAATAAGACAAGACAATGAACAAGACAATCGAAATCGCAGGTAAGAGCTATGAAGTAGAGAGCTACAGCGACGAGCGCAAAATCTACGTAGAGGCAGGCGAGCTGCTAAATGTCGTGACAGAGGATAACGCAGAAGAGGTTGTAGGCGACCTCATCGAAGTCGCTGGTGGCATAGCTCTCGACAGCGCCCGTAGCATGATCGAGAGCGAAGACGTTCCACGCGGACAC